GTGATATTTTAGTTCCTCTCTGTGCCATTGTTGCAATTAGTCTGTGAGTGTAAGGCTCCCAGAAAGTATCCATAATTGCACCACGACGGGAACTCTGTCGTATATCAAACCAACCAAAGTCTTTTGTCTGATCCAGATCTAGTATAAGATTGTCAACAATATCAATGGATTCACCAATACCCCATAATGTCATTTCTATAGGAAATTTAATAACGTTTTCACCTACTGCAGCAACCGTCTTTTCTAAATCGCCCATCAAAGGGCTACTAACTGCGTAGTTAATTAAGTCCGCACGAGTACGAGCCTCTTCTACACCGGCTTCAATTAGGCGATTGTTTAAAAAACGGGCGTACAGGGCGTTGCCAACTTCTTTGTCTAACATGTTTAAAGAACCTAGCATGGAGACATTTCTAAAGTTAACCATATCTGCTTCTGTCATATCCTTTGCAAAAACACGACGCAATTCAGTAATAGGAACAGGTTTGCCCCCTTCAAACGAAACTTCTCCCGTTTCCTCATTCCATTCTAAGAGTTGGTTTGGATCAGGAAGTTTTTCTAGACGAAATATCTCCTTTTCCCACGGAATACGGTATTCCCTATCTTCAGAATCATCTGAGTTTATAATTCTAACTGCAGCTTCACGATTGGCTTTCTCGACACGAGTATCAAAATCTTCATCTGTTTTAAACGGAACTATCTTACCTGTTTCTGACACAAAACCTTGAGCATTGTTTATAGTTGCCACAGCTTCTGGGTCTTGAAAGTTCATCACACGATCAAGACTTAAAAACGGTGTTATCTTAGATGGTTTTGTAACTAGGGGCTTTACGTCAGTTTTAATTTCTACACCAAAACTTGGAATAAACGGAGCAATGTCCAGCGGTTCAGTCGTTACATCAAACTGTGTGACAGCCGTTCCCGGCATGTTGGGAATAACTTCCTTTTTTTCTAAAGCAGGAAATCTGTCAACAGGTTCGGGGCGTTTTTGACGACCGCCCATGAAGCCGCCCGTTCCTGATGTTCCCGTCTGGGTTAGCACATTTTGTTTCAAACCCAAAAGGTCGTTCATCTGATTGTTTGTTGGATCAGCCATCTAATTTCCTTAACCGTTAAGAATTAAAGCAATGCCGGATTTGCCTAAACTTTTTTCTGCTTCTTCTAGGGTTTTAAATGTGGGATTACCACCTTTTCTTTCGTTGTCGTTAATTTTTTTCAACTTTGCGGCATCATCCATGTTTTGGCCTACAGGTTCGGTTCCCGGCTGATCCCCTGCTTTCGCATTTTTAATAAAGTCACCAAGTCGACTTGCAACGTACTGACTTGTAAACTTACCGGGAGTTACGCCCAGCGTCATCTGTTGTAGCTTGAGGGCGGCGTAAGCGTTTGCTCCACCTTGCCCAAGCATACGATTGTGCTTCTCAAGATCAATCATCATTTCTTTTGCAGCACCTAAGATAGCCAGTTCAGTAGATGCCTTGCCTAGAGGAGCGTTTAGCTTGAGTGCGCGAAGAATATTCTGCACGTCTTGGTCAGAAATTGTACGACCACCTGTTCCACCTTGAATCGCTGCTGCCATCGAATAAGCAACCATGTAGCGATAATAGTTACGAAGGGCAAGGTTCCGCACCTTTTCATCCTTAGAATCTGTACCACGAACGTATTTTTCAAAGTTGGCTCTATTCTCTTCAGCCGCCGCAAGTTCGTCTTCCCTGTATTTTTTTACGGACTTACCTGCGTCCTTTGCCAGTCTTTCAATACGCTCGTCCGAAAGATCCAAAACCGACGTGTAGTAAGGGTTGCCATTATTATCAGTACCAAAGAGAGAGTTAAAGAGAGTAGAGTCTCCTTGTGAATCACCTACTGACTTTACCAAACCCCTATCTAAAAAGTCTTTTAGAAAAGGTACGTTCTGTTCTGCAAAGTAAATTGCTCCGTCTACTGCAACGTAGATATCGCCCATGAAGCTGTTTATGTCGATAGGCTGACCATCAGGCATAAAGTAAGTTTCTTCCATCTTAGAGATGATTTGTGCCGTTTGTGCTTGCGAGTCGGCTTCGCCAATACGAGCAGTACGTTCCTTTTTTAAAACCTCATCTATGGACACGCCATACGTCCTTGAATACAGTATGGCATCTGCTCTAGGACCTAAGTTGGTAGGTAGAAAAGCTTTTATTATGGCATGACCTGCATCATAGTCATCTCCGACAGCAGCAGTAAACTGTTGTTGAATAAGATCGATAACTTGAGGGTTTACTGCTCCGACGTTGGTACTTGCTACTTCGTTTCTGAAAGCCACATACAGAGGATCACCAGCAGCGTCTTTAGTGGTTCTCAGATAGTCTATAAAATCTAAGTGGGGTTGTACTTCAGAAACAACGAGTTGACCGTTTGGACCTTTTACATTATTCCCGTTATCATCAGTTTCGTAAACCACAAGAGTCTTTAGCGTGTCTTTTGCAGCCTTTACTTCTAATTCAGATGCCCCCGATACCTCAATCAAACCAGATTCATTAATCTTTATTTCTGAGTTTGGTGCAGCAGTAGACAGAATTAGTGACGCTGTATCTGCGTATTTTTGATTAATTGGTACGGCTATATTTAAAGTAACTGGTCTAGGCGGTCCGTCTGGAGATGATCCTACAAGAGCAGCGGGTGCATCTACATCAACTGTCTGTACAACAGTTACCTGCTCAGTTCCGGCAGGAGAAGTTCTATTATTATATGCAATCCAGTTGTGCGCTTGTCTTTGATCTTCAGCCGTTCGCATTTTTAGTTCTGCTTCTAAATTTGGAATTTTAGAAAGATCAGGGTAAAATGATTTCATTTCTTCAGACATTCGAACGAGCATGTCTGTAGAAAACACCCGGTTTCCGTCCTTATCTTTCACAGTAGCGTTGCTCGTTAAGATATCTGCAACTGCCATCATAAATGAACGTTGATCGCGAGGTGTTAGCAAGTTTGCTGCGCGAAAATCCACCATACCTGTTCGTGGATCTAGCGGCATATCTGTTCTAACTATATCTCTAACTATAGATAGCGCATCTTCAGGGTTGGTTCCTTTTGAAATGTGCTTCTTCTGTTTTTTACCATTAATGTCAGTATACTCAGGAAAACGAGCAACAGCCTGTGAACGATCCAAAGCTAATCTTGCACCACCTGCATTAACAGCCCCGGTGACACCAGAAATTTTACCCAAGTCTCTTCTTGTAAAGCTTCCTTTTCCGTCGGGCACCTTATCGTAGGGGTTGCCCACTAGCTTGTAGTTTTGAGGATTCTTTTTATAGGTGTCGTAAGAAACTTCTTCAATACGAGGAGAAATTATGTTACCAGCATCATCAACAAGCTGCACTTCGACAAAGGAATTTGTCAGGTCTGTTATCTTTTGTTTTGGATCATGAAACTTAATGTCGCCAACTTTAATTGATTCACCGTCACTACCTACTTCCGTACTAGCACTATAGATATCTGTCGCGCCTATACGGCTCAAGGCAGCATAACTATCCGCACTCTGTTCGACACCATCTACAGTACCAAAAAACATAGTCGGTTTAGGAGTTTTCGTTTTTTCGACAGATGGACCAGCAAAGGATTTGGTGTCCTCTGGGAGAGCCGCTATTTGTTCATCTGATATGTTCATTCCGGCTAAAAACGCAGGTTCAACTTTTGTTTGGCCTACGTTCTGAGCATTAGGGTGTTTTTTTAACAGATCACCCCTGTTAAGACCGTAGACTGGCTTGCCATCAATGTCCCCAGACCATATGACTTTCCTTTTTGGGGCATCAGGTTTGTCTTGTCCCCGAAATTTAAATCCTGTGTACAGCTTTTCATCAACCATATTCTTGCCCTGCATCCGTCGTATCCCGGCAGGACGCAAGTCAAGATCCTCTAGTACCATAAACTTATTTGTAGCCATCATACGGGTTTTGTGCTCTTCTTCTGAGGCAATAAATCCGTTTTTATCTTCGAACAAGCGTACAGGCGTATCTTTAGGGGATACAGGTTCGGGTTTGTTTGATCCGAATTGCCTGTACTTTACAATAAAATTTTCCTTGTTCATAAGAGGAGACTCGACGATTGGGCCGTCTGGATTGTCGTTATGAACTCCCCATTCAGTAACCCGACGCTCCCGTGCCCATTCAGCTTCTTTTTCTTGCTTCTGCTTTGCTGCAAGGGCTTCTTCTTTTTTGTCGCGCTGGGTTTTTTCAAACCATTTTGCACCTGCATATGCCAAAAACAATAAAGGACTAGCCATACTACATTTCTCCCATAGCAAGGAAAGACTGCTGTGCGTTATTTGGCATCTCAGGCTCTCTTTGATTCTTTGCCGCAGCCAAAGTCTCTACTTCCATACGTTCTTCGTAATTTATCATTTCATTCATTGCTTCAAACAGTTGTGGATTACGTTCTTTCATAATCGTAAAGAAAGACTCATCATCCACCTCACCCTTAGTAACACCGTTTTCCTCGTCAGGATCGACCATGAGACGCGGCTCAAAACCTTCTTCGAGGGCTTCGCGGTACAGATAGATAGCTATGCTAGGTTTGATAAGTTCAGCAACATCCGGCGTATAGTAGCCTTTCATAAACCCCTTAAAAGCAATCTGTGCGACTAATTCTTGGATAGAAATACCAGCAACCATTAAGCGCATGATATCTTCGCGCCGTGCAGGTTCCTCTAGCTTATCTAAAAGAAAGTCTACCGCTTCATCAGGATTCGCGTATTGCGGTGGTCTTTCCCAAGCCCACTTTCCGGGTTCATCAGTTAAGGAGTGTCCCGGCGGTGCGGCAAGGGCTGAAATCTTATCAAATTCATCTTCTTCCATGTTTCAGAACCTTTACTTTGAAAACTTTTTCGTTAAGCTAGTGCGCGGTGCAGTAGCACTGCCTAGACCAATTGTCTGTCCCATACGGATGTTCGACGTTGGTATCGGTGCTTGTCCTGTCATCCGCATAATCTTTTCTGCGACACGAGCATCCTGAAGAGCACGAGAAACACGGTCTGTACCGCCTAGCGGAAGCATCTGTGCTCCGGGTCCAGCACCTGTCATCGAACCTGCAGCCATCGTACTACCGACGCTCATCGTGCGGGGATCAGGACCCTCTCTGCTTCGCAGTTCATTCTTTCTGGCTAAATACGCTTTGGCAGCTTCATCCGTCATATCACCTATGTCTTTACTGCCTACCCCCAAAAAATCCCCTGCGCCAGACAGAAAACTTTGAGCACCTTTTGGCAAGAAGTTTTTAAACAGATAGTCAGCACCTGCAGAAATACCTTTTCCTAACAGGGATGTTCCAATTGATGTGAGGGCACTAGAAAGAAAACTCATAGTTTATGTCCTATAGGAATATCGAATCAATTGTCGATTTGATCAAGAAGTTGTTATATTGCGTATTATAAAGAGATTTGTTCGCATCGATCTGTGCAGATTGCATAGCAGCGTTGTGTGCTCGCGCTTTATCGTTTTCAGATGATTGCATAGTCCAAGAAGCTTGGTCGCGATATAATTGCCACAGATTATTTAGCGAGTTTTGATTCATTGATAATAGTGTCTGCACATTTTGTTGGTTTGCAACGTTCTGGGCTGCAGTGTTTGCAGTGTTAATATTTCTGCGCCACGCTACGTTGCTTTGGTCAATAGTCGATTGCATGTTTGCATTGAATTGCTGACGAGACGCTTCCATAGATGCGTTGAACTGCTCCATTGCGCTAGTCTGATTCACGTTGAATTGATCGATAGACGCTGAACGGTTTTTATTTGCAGATTCGATCTGGGAGCCTAGTTCAGCAAAGAACATATCTACTTCATTGCTCGACTTAGCATTGAACTGAAGAGACGCATTCTCTGCGGCTTGATCAGATAGCTTCATCTGCACTTTAGACTGATAGTCGATTGCTTGTGCTTGCTGCTGATTCGTCAGGTTCTGCGTGTCGATTGCAAGAAACGTCTTTGCGTTTTGTACTGCTGCAGTCTGTCGGTTGTTCAGGTTTGCCATGTCCATGTTAGCAAGAGCGACTGCGTTTTGTAGTTCAGCCTGTTGTTGGTTGCTCAAGTTAGCAAGCTGCAAAGTAGAGTATTTGTCAGCGTCTTGCTTGGCAATCTCGATGCCTGATTCGGTTACAGCTTGCACCATTGCGGCTGCTGCCATAGAACTCGAACCCAAACCTCGCTGCTGCATGATCGAACTGACCTTGCGAACTTGTGGTGCAGCCCAAGCAGGAAGAGGCTGACCAGCCACAATTGAACTCATCAACTGACCCATCTGATATTGGGTAGTTGCTTGTGGGTCCATCGTCGCGGTCTGGGCTGTTGCAAGTGCTTGCGGAGATAGCGTACCCTGTGCAGCGTTAACCAGTGCTTGTGGGTTTACTGTTCCCTGTGCAGCGGTCATATTTGCTGGTGGAGTAACTGTAGCGGCCTGATAGTTATTTGCTGCCTGTGTAGCTGGGGCAGTTTGATTGTACATACTAGCACTTAGGCCAGATGGTACAGGCGCAGAAACAGCAGCCATCTTAACGTTGGTATCTGTTAAGATTTCGTTAGTTTGTTCGGTCAGGGTTACCGGAACAATTTCTTGTTTCGGGTCGAGGGCTGGCTGTTCAGCCTGTTCGGTTTGTGCTTTTACGAGTTCTTCGGATAGAGCGTCACCGGTTTTACCTGTCAATACTGCCATCTAGTTATCCCCTACCTTTTGTCCAAAGCTTTATCTAGCTTATCTTCTACACGATGCAAAGCTTCCATAACTCTCCGCATGTCGTCGCGCACATCTACACGAGTAGCGTACTCTTCGCGAGTCTTATTTAAAAGAATCTCAATGCGCTTCTGTTCCTTGTTGATGCCATTTGCCCACCACGCACCACCTGCAAGGATTAAACCTACGAGCATATCTATGAGGTTGTGCATTTCCATCTTTAATCACCAGACGGCTGCGATGCGGCGTATTGTGCGTCGTACCAAGTCTCAATTGCATCAATATTAGAATGAATTGCATTCATACGAGAGTCAGTAGTAGGATCAGACCCTAGATTAACTACAGAGTAATCTTGTTCCATGATATGATACAAAGGTCTAGACGGTTCATAGGAAAGCTGGCGTGTTGTCGAAAAGTCAACTCCTGTACCAAACTGAGCGAGAAAATCGGCACGACTAACCGCATGTTCAAACGTAAGATCTATACCTGTTTCTTTTAACAGCGTCGCGTATTGACGTTCTAGTGTAAATATTAATGCCATGAGGAATCTCCATTATCCTTGATATTGAACGAAATATAAGCCGTAATACGCAGGTAGCTGACTTACAGATCCTGATATTGCGTGAGAGTGATTGATGTTTGCGTCAGCGTGATAGTCGCCCGTAATTGGATAATCTCCGCCTGAAGTTGTGCTACCATGACCGTGAGTCCAATCGCCGCCGCCGCTACCATTAAAGGTATGGCTATTAGAACCTGCTGTCGTACCGTGATTTCCTGTCGTTCCAATCTGAACAAAGTAGTCACGCATATCTGGTGTTGTGCCTGTGCCGTCACAGATAGACCAACCGTCCGGGGGTGTAGCACTTTCCCACATAGCTATACCACCACCACTTTCTAGTGCAAATTCCGACGATGCGTTCGTCCACGCAGTACAGTAAATACGCTGCAAATTCCAAGTAAGAGTTGCAGATGCGTTGTGGTTATGAGAACCTGCTGTGTCGGGTCTTCGAGTGTAAGGATATCCCGAATAGTTATAGTTAGTCCCGCTTGTATGTATGTGCGATCCTGCAGAAGAACTTGATCCACTAAGGGCTACGGTAGAAGAGCCGCCTGTTGAAGGAGTGGATCCGCCTTGCATAATAGCATCAACAGTATTATCTACGTTAGAAAGAGGGCTTAGACTTGAAACACCTAACATAAGTGCATTCGCAGGAAGAACTTCTACCCCAGATCCTGCTTTAATAAACTTATATCTTCTATAGGTTGGATCACCTGATCCGGTAAGAGTAACAGTGTGCGTGTGAGCACCTGCTGTAGCGTTCCAAAAACCGGAGTATGTGTTTCCATAGCGTGATGCCGCTCCGGGTCCAGTGTGAGAACCTGCTGATTCTAGAGTAGCGGAGGCTGAGATCGAAGTTGATCCGCCGGTAGAACCTGCAGAATACGTAGAACCAGCCCCTATGACTGTTTTTCCGTCTGCACTACTAAAGGTACTCCATCCCGCCGGAGTGGCTCCACCGATGTAAGGTACAATCAAACCTGTTGGAACAGCGAAAGCGGATGTTCCGTAAAAGTCAGCCATAGTAATCTCACCTGAAGCAGGAATACCTCCTGCTGCATCGTAAAATTCACTCAAGGAATGTGGGGCAGTGCCTCCAAACTCCGTCGCAATATCCAAGAGGGATATTTGACCAGTGCCTTGTAGAGCCATTTACTTGCCCTCCAGCTTTGAAACCTTTTCCTGCAGTTCGTTTACAGCCTCAATCAACAAACCAACTAGCTGATCATACTGAACAGTCTTGTATGCAACTCCGTCGTTGATTTTAAGAGGCAATTCTTTTTCGCTAACGGCACTTGGTAGAACCTTTTCTACTTCTTGCGCGATTACACCAGCAGATTTCTTACCGTCTTGCTTGTACGTAAAGGTGTAACCGTTAAGCTGCGCCACTTTATCAAGAGCGGTATCAATCTTAACAATGTCAGTTTTTAGTCGTTCATCAGAAATGGTTGTTGAATAAGCGATTACGTCGCCGTCTGCATGAAAGTCACCATCGGCTTCGAGACGGGCTTTGTTTAAAGAGTTTACGTAAAAGTCTATCTGTGCAGTAGACGTGAAGCTAACATAGTCTGTAGACAAGCCTACGTGAGTGATACCATCGCGCAAATCAGTTTCTACACTAAACGTGGTGCCAGACAGATCAAGACCAGAACCTGCAGAATATGTGGTGTCTGTAGATGAGATAGTTGTACCAGAGATAGAAAGATTTGTCCCTGCAGTAAGGAAAGCTGCTGCTCCTGCACTATCATCCCACATAAAAATACGATCAGCATTTGGATCGGTAAGAGATTCGATTCCTAAGTGTGACAGAGAAATAGTCGGTGTACCACCTTCTGAAGATGACGAACCTGATATCCCTGTCCCCGCCGAAACAGTAGCTACGTAGTTACCTGTTGTGTCAGTCCCTAGTACGACTGAATCCGGTTGAATTGTTGCCGTTCCCGTAACATTTCCAGAACCGTCAAAAGAAGCAGATGTCCAAACCACATCTCCAGTCATCCCTATAGTACGACCTGTTGCAAGAGCAGTAGAAGTATCAGCGTTGCCAGTTACGTTGCCAGTTACGTTGCCTGTAAGGTCCGCTGTTACTGTTCCAGCACTAAAGTTACCGCTTGCATCCCGCGCTACAATGGTACTTGCGGTGTTTGCATCTGTCGCATTTGACGTTACAGTGAAAGTTGCCCCTTCTGCGCTTGCTGAACCAGTTAAACCGACCCCTGATACCGCTCCGTCAGCGACGTAGTTGCCGGTGGTTTTGGTCCCTAACGCAATTGAGTCATTAGCAATTGCAGAGGCTGTTACAGCCCCGGCAGCAAGACCGGCGGACGTGATTAGTGGTCCTTCTCCGCTAGTGCCGTCGTGACTATGGCCTGTTGAACCATTAAAGGCAGATTGAATAGCATCAAATTCGCCGTCCAAATCCGCCGCGTCAATTACGTTACCGTCTGCGATGTTGTTCGCGGTATCGTTTCTAATGTATCCTGTACCCATTTGTTATCTCCTTCCATATAATGCGTACTGGACAGTCGCAGCATCTATGGTAAATGTCGAGTCGGTTGTTTGTCCTAGTGTTTCATATAAGAGTGAAACGGTGAAACCAGATCCCGTAACAGGAACCTGATAGATTGAGCGTTGCTTTGTTCCGAACGTTGCAGTTCCAAATACGCCTGTTCCGTATGACACTGCTGCACCGGTTGCATTAGTCAGCGAAATCGGTAAGGGTTGTACTGAACCTGCTTGGTCAAAGTCATACTTAACAGAAAGCTGGATATCAAATATCCCTTCTGAATCTATGTAGGTAGTGGCTTTGTAGAGAGTTTTTCTTAGATTGGGATCTTGCAAAGGGACAAACGGAGTAGCAAACGTGGCTGTTATGTTTATTCCGTCAAATGTATTTCCCTGTTCCATGCGATAAACGTAATCGTCATCGCCACCAAAGAATATGTACTCTATCATTCCGTCGTATTCACTATGGGATGAATAGACTTTAAAGCCTCTCAGGTCGTTCCACGCAACAGACTCCTGCAACTGTGTTCCCGCTATCCCTTTAGATGCAGATGCCTGAAAAGAACTATTGTACCCAAATATTCTATACTGACTCTTTTCTCGTATTACGCAGCTAGAAAAAGAAGAACTGCTCCTTACCATATCTAAGACTTCAGTTTGAATAGGTTTAGATATAACAGCTAACGAAAAGTCCCCTACGCGGTCTGTGGCAGAAAACGTACGAAGGCCATCTGGCCCCAAGAATATTATATCGCCGCCGATTTCTTGGATTGTGTCTGGTTCTACACATCCTAGATCACGAGAGACTGGCTGAAGAGCAAAGTCTCCTACGCTAGAACCTACGAGACGATTGATACGGCTTTGGCTAAAGATAGCAAGTTGGTCACGAAATACTACCATACCAGTAACTTCATCACCTACGTTTATTATACCACCACCAGAAGCACTTGTAAAGTCTTCATCTTCGTAGGGTGCAGAAAAAAGCACCTTGTTGCCGTTTGCAATAAAGATGTGGTTCTTGAAATTGACTACAAAATCTGAACCGGTAAAGTCGGAACTGAGAGAAGTTAGTTCCTTAAAGGTAGTTCCGTCAAAGCTAAACGGCTTATTTGTACCGTCCACAAGTATGATTTTTTCGGTGCCGCTAAAGTTGTACTTTAGAAATCTTACCTTGCCTGAACCGGCATTTAAGTTTATGCCTGTGCTGCTAAAGGTAGCGTTATTAGTAATTTCTGTCCAGCCACTACCACTTGATCTGTATAAACCGTCGTTTTGTGCGGCGTATACGTTATTACCATAATATATCAAACCTCTAATTGGGCCTGTGTTTCCAACAACGTTGGGGTCGTACTTGCTATAGCCTTCAATGCGACGATAACCACCAGACTGTGCCGGTTCGAAGTTACGCAAGATACGAGCAGAACCCGGAGCACCTAAACCGTGCTGCAAAGGAGACAGATTTGTAATTAATCCGCCCTTGAGTTCAAAGGCGTTGGTAGTCCAACGATCTGGCATCTAAACCGCCCTTGCGTAGATGTTTTCATTCACGTTTTGCGTACGCATACGTTTCATGCCGTCTTCAAACTTTTGAAACGAGGTACGTGCAGATTCGATATTGTCGCGGAACATGTATGCGTAGTACATCCCGCCGTCTACAATAACGTGTCGGTATCTGTACGGAATTGTCGGTACATCTGTATCGTTTACCAAGTCTGCAGGATACATGTAATATTCGTATTTGATAGAGTAGGCCGCATCGGGAATGGGTGCAAAGATTATGTCGCTATCTTGTGCTCTTACTACGTACTCAGGCGCAGATCCCTGACTTGCTAATTTATATTCGTCGTCAATAAACCGACTTACGTATTCATCGTAGGAAAGCTGAGTTAACCGACGTGCACTTTCGACAAGCGGGGTAGTGCTTCTCTGTAAACGAACGGTATCGAAGTCAATATACTTAGCGTTCGTTGGTAAGGGATAACGTAGCTGCCCTGCAGTCATAGTTATAGTATCAAAGTTATGATTAAAAGGCCATTGAAAGTGTGACTGGTTGATATCACGTACAGCAGCATTTACAGAATCTTTTATCTGCGAATAAACCCCTGTAGCCGTAGGGAACTGTGCAGACGTTAGTTCTGTTTCGTTTAACCGACGACATATATCATTTGTCAATCCTAAGAAATCATATGCCATCTAGTTTTTCTCCACTACACGAAGTCTAACTTCTTGTTCAATTACGGTTGCATCGCTTGCTGTCATACGGCAGATGATGTTGTAAACGGAAAAGTCCGTTCCTAAACCTAAGTATATTGTAGCTACAGTGTTAGTATTTGTACTGCTTATGTACTGCAGTCCATCAACGACTTGAGTTGGACTCCAGACAGCGAATGCTCCGGCTGTATATATCTTCCACACAATGTTATCAATTGTGTTATTGCCTAGCTGAGAACGCCAATCTATAGAGTAATCTATAACATCATTAGGATCTTTATCTTGCCACTTTAAAGCCATGCTATGCTGCCCTTCGAGATGTTTGTTCTTGTATTAAGCGTACTGCTCTTGCTTTAGAGAAATTCTCAGGATCAAATACTGTAACCACTCCGGTCGAGGTGAGTGTTCCGATGTTGCCTGTTGCTTGAACACTTTCGACAGCTTCACTGACCTGTTCTTCGAGGGTACGAGCCGAACCGACGGCCTGTACACCAGTTAATGTAGCAGAGTTACCAACTCCTACCTGATTAATAAAGCCTGTTGCAGATACTGTACCAAGAAGTTCTTCTGCCGGAATAACAATTCCGTTCTGTACTCCAGTTCCTTCTACGCCCGTAACCGTGATAGCTAAGTTAGGTGAAACAGTTCCAATAGAGCCTGTAGCACTGACACTGTTTAAGTTTTCTCCGATGTCAACTTCAAAACCGTTAATTTGAATAGGGGATATTGAACCGGTTGCTTCTACTCCATCAGGTTGTGCTCTAGCAAAGGCTACACCGTACTGAGCCTTTCCGTATTCACCTGCACCATATATTGCCACGTACGCTGCATCGTACCTGACATCTATGGTGTTACCCATAACCTCGCCATGAACTGTACAATAGTATCGTAGACCACTTGGGGTAGTGGCATCTACAGTTATTCTGACATTTGCACCGGGAGTTCCGGGAGTTCCTGTAGTGGTTACGCCGGTTGTGTAGCTGTTTCCAAGTAGATCTTTAAAGGCTAAAGGATGGCCTGTATTACTGCTGTGAGACAGGTCAAACGTATATGTATTTCCTCTGCTAAAAATTAGCTGGGGCTTTGGTAGACCCGAACTGTAGTATACGTTGTTAAGGCCATCATTAGCGACTGTAATAGTGTATGTGTTTCTTACTAGCGATACCACTCCTAATGATGCTGTTGCAGAAACATCAAAAGTAGCAACAAGGTCGGTATTACCATAATAACTACCGAACGTTACTCCATAAGTACCGCTACCGTAATAGGCAGGAAGTTTAACACTAACAGCCACTATATCTTCCTATGCTATGCGAATTACAGCGTTACTTGCATCAGCAGCAGGGAACTGAATTGTCAAATCACCAGCAGTAGCAGAAACAGTTCCGCCAAAATCAATAACCGCAATTGCAGCATTAGATGCAGCAGTGTTGTAGATGATACAACCGTCTGCAGAAGTGGTTACATTGGAAAACACTTCGTCAGCAAAATCGACGATAGCAGTGGTGCCATCAACAGAGATTGTTGCTGAATCGAGAACCTGACCACCAGCCGTGTAGTTGGTGCCAGTTGCTTCGTCTGAGTTGCCAGTTACATCTGAATAGTTAGTTGTTGTCGCATCGTAAGTTCCTGTTGGGGTAGCTTTGATGAGAGCAAGTTTGAGTGAGTCTGTGTCTAGGTCGTGCGTTCCGCCCAAGAGTTCAGACTTGAACGACGTGCACATCGCGGTTGTGATTGCCATTGGGTTACTCCTTTAGGGCAGTTGTGAACCTATCGGTTCGGATCGTAGTATTCTTCTACAGAAATAGTTGTTACTATAGTATCGGCTGTTGCAGCCGTTACATACAGGATGTCACCAGCATGTAAATATAAAGGAACGTTATCGTTTAAAACAGCTTCAAAATTACTTCCTGTAATCTGATGTCCTTCTAAGATACTATGTGTGGAAGCATCGTCTGCATGATACCACTTCAAATCTATATTACGATTTGATGTATCTGTATTTGCAATTATTAACGCCTTAACGACAGCCGAATGATTGTTAGGGACCGTATAGATTGTAGTCTGACTTGTTGAAGTAAGATCTACAGATTCTGTAAAAAACTTACTTGCTGCGTTCGTTATTGGCATCAGACTTTCCTAACTTGTTCCAATTAAACACGTCGCGGTGCTTTTTCCAAAACCAATTGCCTATACGAGTAAAAGGCTTGCCAGTATTTAGCAAACCTAGCGCAAGGTATCTAATAAAAATTGATGTCGTCTTCGATCTCAAAGACTGCGTTGAGTTTTTGATTTGCGTCAACCCATTCTGCCAGAGCAGCATCAAGCCGTCCAAGATCGGTTGTACAATGTTTAAAAGTGTATTCCGCATTCTTTTTTTGTGCCTCGTATTTGTGTCTAAGGGAGTCTAT